TCCAAGTAAAACCGAAATTAAACTCGAAATGCGGTGCATCTTTGAATGATTCCCAATCTCCGCCCCAATCCCAACCTTTCGATTTGAAGTAAGCTACAATTTCCATCCAATCGGCGGTTTTATCACCATCGTAATCTTTCAAAGTATTCCAGGAAGCTTCTTCAAAAATCCCATCTTTATCTTTGTCAATGAGCAAAACTATGTCAAACGCTAAACCGTAATTATGAATAGATTGTCCTCCTTTGGCATTAGTTACTTTTGGCTTTTTCAAGTACAAAGCATCTTGTTCCGCATTGGTTCGATATACATAAGCAAAACGCAATCGAACGCCGGCTCCCAATAGATTATTGGCTTCATGATATTGCACAAGCAAATTTTCTCTTAGTTCAGGATGCGCTTTTTTTATTCTTTCTATTGTGATTTTATCCATGATTACTCTTTTTTATCGGTATCAAATAAATCTTTCAAGTCTCCGTTTTTTTCAAAATTGTAAATCTTATCCATGATGAATGCCGGAGGGAATTGCTTGTTCGAAAGGATATATATATTTTTCAAGGCCTTAGATACGGGATATAATAGCGTCATGACTTGTATTAAAATCTTGAATCCTTCACCTACAAAATTATTACCAGCAGTAAGCCTAAGCATTTCGAGCATACCATAAACTACGATTAAAACTACCCACATCAATACATTTTTTTTGAATAACTCCACCCAATTAAAAGTTCCCATTTTATTATGGAAAATAGCACCGACAAATAAATTTACCACTAAGCAAATTAGAATGAATGAGGAAAACTGCTGATTAGTTTTGAACCAAAAATTGAGTCCGTCCAGCACATAAGCGATTGGTGCAAACGTGGCCAAAACTTGAAAAAAATAACTGATTTTATCCGTAAACGTTGGCCGGTTATCTGCTAATAAGATAATTCTACAAAGGGTTTCTTTAATGTAATTCATGAGGGCTGTTTTAGTTAAATTTTATTATTTATCGAAGCGAAGCAATGCCCGCCTTTTTTCCAGTTTGAGATGTCTATAACATACAGCAAGTAGTACCAAAACCAACCAAAAATGCTTAATGTTTTTTCAACTCCTTTTTTTCCAAATACACTTGATATAGTTTCGGATGCATTTCCGAATTCATAACCTCCTTTTGATAGCCAAAAATTCAAGGCTGTTTTGTAATTATGATTTCCAAATCTATCTCGGTCAATTGAAGCGTATTTAAAAAAGTCACTTACTGTTTTTATGAAACTGTATTCTTTTCGCTTTACCCACAAAACAGTAAATAAACTCACGATTTCTAATACTGGAGTCAATAACCATGTGATTACAATTAGAATAAATCCCATTACTCTTCCGGTGTAAATTCCCAATCATCAGGAGTTAAACCATAAATAGTTTTTCCGTTTGAAAAAAGATTGGTTTGCGTATCCAACATTAAAGATAATTTAACCTTTTCCCACTCTTTTTGACTTTTAGTCATATTACTAAAATCATGTGTTGCTTCTAAATAAGCATCTAATTGATTGATTTTATCATTAGAATAAAACACTTCTTTTGATTTCCACGCCACTGGCTCCGGAGTAGAAATATCCCAATCAATGACTAAGTAATTAATTCCCTCTTTTGTCATTTCAAGCGGGCGAACTTCTACTTTAATTTTGCCTTGCTTTTCGCTTCTATCACCATAAGTGATAATTTGTTTTGTTTGTATCATAAATTCTTATTTATATTACTATTTTTAAATCTCCATTAGCATTCCAATATAAAGAACCTACTTCCAAACCGGCGGTAATAGCGGTAGCATTATCAGCATATTGATGAGTGGTTAAAAGTTTTAATGCTCCCAACTCATCAACTTCAAGTCGTTTAGTAGGTGCTTGCATATTTGTTCCTGATGCTGTTTTTTGACCTGTCCATACATCCCAACGGCTTTTCCCAGTACCTTTTCCAGTTCCAGCACGCTCTGATTTAGTACCACCATCTAAATTGGGAGTTCCTACAGCATTATTGTCAAGAAAATAAATATCTGTTAAACTAATAGGGGCGTAAATAGATCCATTTGAATTTATTGCTAATGAAGTAGCTACATTTCCACCAAAACTTAATGATATTAAAGTATCTACAAAAAGTCCACTTCCAGACGTTTGTTTTCCAAGCTTTCCATTACCTAATCTTATATAAACGTCTCCCGTTGGCGATGCACATATTCCATAACCGTAAGGATCATACTGAATAAGATTGAAGCTTCCGGTTCCTGCCGATTGTTTACGAATTTCATTAGCATTTTGACCACCTGCAAGAATATAAATACTACCATCTATTGGTGATATTGTAATATCTCTAACTATTCCAGCATATACCAAAACAAAAGATCCGGTTAATGCAGTTTGTTTGTAAAGCCCAGTATCTGTAGCTAGATATAAATTTCCTAAATAATCGCCACATACTGCCGTTGGTGTACCTGAGCTTCCAGTTGCTACAGTAACAGTCCAAACCCCTCCCACTACTTTTTTCTTAAACCCCCCTGTAGCCATTGCTACATAAATACTTCCTACATTATCTACACCCATTCCTCTATGAAACATAGCGTTTGCTGACGCTCCATCCCCTATGAAAGTACCTGATCCAGCAGTTCTCTTAAATATTTCACCACTACTAGCTACATAAACATCTTGAGTAACTGGATCAATAATACTACCGTAAAAGTTTTGTGTATTTCCAAAATTTAAAGGTTGAAAACCTATACCCTCTACAAAATTTATAGTTCTACCCGCAAATGAAATTAAATCCTTTCCATGATTTGTATTAGTTGACTGCTCAATGCCTATTGTTCTTTCTGTTTGATTCCCAAATGTTATATCTTCAGTTGGTGTTTTACTAGTTCCTATTCCCAATTTACTGCCTGTATCCCACAATCTACTTAAACCAATAGTAGAAGCCGTTAAGAATTTAGACAAGTAATTAACAGTTCCTGCCGGAGTATTCATTTTTCCAGTATTAATACTTGCAATATCTGTGCTATCGGCTAATGTTCCACTTCTATCAGGAAGTGTGTAAGTTCTTGAAGCCGTGTTCGAATTGGCAAAAAAGGAAGTAAAAGTATTAGCAAAATTTCTCAACCCAAACATACCGTTTAAAAAAGTTTTTAATCCTGAAACAGTTTGCGGAGATGCTAAAACCATATCGCTAATTCCGCCATCTGCATTTTCTAAATCAGTAATTCTTAAATCTAATGCTGTATCTTTTTCATCTACATATGATTTAGTAGCATAAGTGCTTAAATCTATTGGCTCTACATTTTCAATCCCTGTATCTCCTACGATACAAAATGTAACTTCTAAAGTATCTATTGGAATTGGTGGTTTTACGGGACTTCCGGTAGTTTCTGCGCCACTTATAGTTTGAAAAGTATTTGAAGTATTTAAAACAAATACGTCTATTCTTTTTTTACCGGTAGCAGTTGGATTTATAGTTTTGGTGACACTTGAAGTATTTGTGTAACTCACATTTTTCAATAACCAAACCCATGTAGGATTAAAAATAATTTGAGTTTCGGTAGAGGTAAATCCTGTTTGAGATACGATTTTATTGAATTCAGGTAATGAAACTGCCAAATCAGAAGAACTCAATTCAAAATCAAAGAAGTAAACATTAAAGTTTACAAGTTCAGTTACTGCACTATTATTAAGATGTATGGTTACGTCTAATGTGACATAGCTTTCGGATTCTACGGCTCCGGTTATTTTAAAATAAACGGCGTTATTTAGGTTACTTGAATTGCGTAGTTTTAACAAAAACACTTCACGATTTACCGAAATAAACTGAAATAACTCGGTTAAATTAACCTCGCTAAAATTCTTTTTGTTAATGTATAACTTACTAATACTTGATATAGAAGTTTCATTTTCAGCAGATAAGAAAACTCCATCGGTCAAAACTGTCAACGGAATATTTACATCCGTTCTGAACAAGTAATTTACAATAGGGGTTCCGTTTATTTCATTTATTAGTTTTGATGCCGACTCAAATGAAAAATTTACCGTTTTTCCATTGTTCTCGCTATCCGTTCCTACAAAGTAGTCTTGGGCTATGGGAGTTTTTATCGGATAAGCTGTCTTCTTAGAAATTTTTGTCATTTTCTCAAATACTTAATAATGACAAAGATATAAATTAAAAGACAACAAACATTTGTTGTCGTTTAAAAAAAATCGTAATTTTGCTGTAATTAATCAAATCAAAATAAATATGAGTAACACAATTTTAAGGCAAGTAGTTTCAGGAGATGAGGCGAAGCAAAAGTTATTAAATGGAATCAACAAAAGTTGTGACATAATTGGGAGTACAATTGGTTATAGAGGTCAAAATGTCCTTTTCGAAACCATTGGCGGATTGCCTAACATAACCGCAGACGGCCATGATGTACTAGAGCAACTTTTTTGGGAAGAAGAAATGGAACACATTGCTTGCGAAATACTTAAAGAAGCTTGTCGTAAGCAATTTGAAATCGTAGGAGATAACACCACTTTAACTTGCGTACTTACCCAAGCTTTCTTCAAAAACTCCTTAGAGGAATTAAAAAAAGGAACTTCTTCAATTGAAATTAAAAATCGTATTGACGAATCAGTTATAAAAATATTGGAATATATCGATAAGATAGCAGTTCCGGTAGATGACAAATTAATGTTTGATATTGCGAAAACTTCTGCTCACGGCGATGAGGAAATTGCTAAAATTGTTCAAGAGGCATTTATCAAAGCAGGAGAGTTTGGAATTGTATCTCACAAACGAAGCTTTACCGACGAAACTTATATCGAACACATTGCAGGAAATCCTATCGATGCCGGATACGCAAATGAAGGATTTATTAATGTGAATGATACGCAATCAGTAGTTTTTGACAATCCGCTTGTGCTTTGTTCTTTGATTAACTTTCAGACTGCAAGCGAAGTTATTCCTTTCTTAGAATATGCTTCAGAACAAGGAAGACCATTAGTGCTTATCGCTAATATGGAGCATGATATTTCTAACCTGATTTTAACTAATGTTCAGAATAGTAAATACCCATTCTGTGTCATAAAACCACCGTATCAAGGTAAAAAAGGTCGTGAAACAATGGCTGATTTAGCTTTAGTTTTAGGTTGCGAAGTTTTGCAGGGAATCACTCGTACAAACTACAACGGAAAAGAAGAATTATATCTTGGTTCATGTGAGCGTATCGAGATTGGTAAAAAAGACTCTGTAATCACACCAAGCAAAACTCTTGACAAAGAAAAACGCGACGGTAAAATTAAAGACCTTACAGCGCAGATAAAACTTCAAACCAATGAAGGTGAGCGAAACTATTTACGTGAGCGTATCGCTAAGATTTCAGGAGGAATTTCAACAGTTTTAGTCGGAGGAATTACTCCGAGTGAAGTTGAAGAGAAAGTAGCGCGTATAGATGACGCAATTTGTGCAGTGAGAGCTTCTAAGGACGGTGGAGTTGTAGCGGGTGGAGGAATTAGTCTTTATTACGCTTCATTAGGTTTAGATTTGGACAATGTTACAAAATCATCTATTACAAATCCAATATGGAAAATATTAGCAAATGCTAATTACATTCCGTCTAAACCAAGAAAAATAAAATACAAGAAATATTTTTGGAGTAAACCTGTAGAAATTGATTCTGATTCTCATTCAATATGTATTAACGAATCATTTAGCTATCCAATGGGCTACGATGTAAAAGAGTACAAAGAAGTTAATATGTTCGACGCCGGAATTCTGGATACCGCCAAAGGAATTAAAAACGCCTTGATTAATGCCGTTTCTGCTTCTAATAACTTGCTTCGCACGAATAATGTAGTAACCTTAAAAAGATTCAGTCAAGATGGAAAATAAATTCAAAGGAAAAGCACTGAATCTCATCGTAATAGTCGAAGAGGTTTTTAACGAGAATAAAACAGCATCCGGATTTGATTTAAGCGGAGTAGTAGATGCGAATGAAAAGCAGAAGAGGGGTAAGGTAGTTTCGATAGGTGAGCAATGTCCAAAACTCGCCGACGGATCATTTACATTAAATATTGGCGACGAAGTTATCTTCGACAAATTTAAAATGACGCCGTTTACACAAGATGGAGTAATGTACTTGATGATTGATTATAGAGATATAGTCCTCGTTTTTTAATCAAGAGTTTTAAATAAAAATCCCCGCTTCTATAACATGAAGACGGGGATTTTTTAGTTTTACTACTTTTTGTCAGCTTTATTTTAAACCACTTTTGCCGGAATAATTTCTTCGATTTTCTCTATGGCTTCGACTTCGATATTTTCTTCAGAAGTTTCGGCAGTTGCTTCTGATTCAATTTCAGGCTCCAAAACTTCTAAATCAGAATTGTCTTTTTCATAGGTAGGAAAATCGGCGTCAACTGATAAGTTAGGAGTTTCATCCACTTCAATTGGCTCCACTTCAATTTCAAGCTCCTGAGTTTCTACTTCTTCTACGACTTCCTTTGGAACTGCGTTGTCAAAACTTACATCTCCTACTTTTACATATCCGTAAATCACATCATCTTCTTCAAGATAAAGAATATCTGATTCATGAATTAGCAATCCTTCGAAATGCTCTTTTAAACTCTCTACGTCAAATAATACTTGTTTCAACTTTTGGTTAAAATTGTGTTTGACTTTCTTGGCAATTAATTTTTCTGTGTTCATTCTTCTTTTTATTTATTGGTTAATTTTTTTTACATTTTTCGAAAACATCTGATAAAGTATAAATGAGGATAACAACCCATAAATAAGTATTTTGTTTTCCCAATTCTACGTTTGCTATTCCTATTGCGAATCCTACTGAAATAGCAATCATTTTTAATATTCTAAAGAATTTTTCCATAATTTATAGTGTTTCTTGTGGTTTTCGTCCGGTCTGAATATCTTGTATTTCGTCATTCATATCCATTATAATCTGTTTTTCTTCGGCGCTCAACGGCGTAAAAACCGGTTGTGACATTCGTATAGTATTCATCTTCCCTAATGTTCTGTAAATCCATGTTAGTTTATCTACGAAAGTCCTTGTGAGTCGGTAGAGATATGTTCGGGTTTCTTTATCAGGACCGTTTAGAGTTTTCTTTACTTTTATGATTTCTTCAAGCATTCCTTCCTTCAAAAACCGATTTAGTTTTCCTGATTTTCTACCCGTCATCAAAACCATTGTATTCTCGAATCGGTCTTTTGTAAAAGGAATATTAGAGTAGAAATAAAAACCAACCTCCAAATCTTCTTTACGGATTCCGTATTTTATCGAATAGTAGTTTATCACAATTCCGTAATACCGCATAAAATCGAATTCTCTAACTACCGGCTGAACTACAATAAACTTATTCTTACTTGCAATCACGTTTCGTTCACGACTTCTCTGCAAAACTCGTAACGGATGCATTAACGCCAATTCCTTCACTTCATCAACCTCTTTTACCCTACGTCGTGAAGTACGCTTCTCCCATTGTGCTGCCGTTTCTCCTTCACGAACTTTCATAAACTCTACCATTGTTCGCTTTTGATATTCGCTCATTCCTGGCTTTATTTTTCCTTGCAAAGAGAATGGTCCGTATTTCTTCTTAGGCTGTTTTGGCTTACCGATTTTTGGTTGCTTTTTCATGCCGGGATAATACCTTGACTTATTCTTAGGTTGCTTTTTTTTGCCTTCGTCCATTTAATTGAATCTAAAAGTTTGACGTTCTGCAATTCTTCTATTCAGACTTTCGTAGGATTCATTCACGATAAAATCCAATCCTGCTGAACTCACAATC